CTCTGTCTCTGTCTCTGTCTCTGTCTCTGGTATAGCATCTTGATAGCGGTCTGCTAGCACGTTGCTATCGTCAATAAAAAAACCTTTATCAATCAAAGACTTGAGTCCAGTCTTAATGTCAGACTCAGGCATACGCAGTCGAAACACCAACTCATCAATAGAGGCATCAAATGAGCCGTCCTTTGTCTCACTTGCTAGCAACCACAACAAAGGTGCTAGCGCCTTGCTAGCGGTTGGCAGAGTCATAAAAGAACGGTCGTTTAACAACTCTTTATGCAATTTAATCCAAGGTGGGCAGCGGTCTTTGTAGTGCTGAAAGTGCGTCCAATTTTTAGGCTTCATCACTGACCTCACTTGAGGCGAACGCCTCCACCCTTAAATCATTAAAGTAGTTTTGGAATTGCTCAAAGCGCTCCCAAGAAATAGTAATTTTGTTGATTGGTACTTCACAATCGTCATCAATGTATTCCGCGATAACAATGTTGCCCTCTCCATCGCCGTAGACGCGAAGACGGTTTTCCCTGAAAAATCCAAAGCCCATGATGCTTCCTTTTTTAACGCCCTTTGAAAGAAACAACGGCAAGAGAAGGGGTAACTCCTTTCGGTCGGGGAGCAAATCCCAACCTAGCCGCGTCTGTAAAAACTATAGCACGCTTTCATCGTTTCAATCTGTACCTCCAAAATTCTCTTTGCTTAGGTCATTGCGCTGTATTTTTTCAGCAGCCATGACGCAGTTATAAGTCAGGCTGTTAAGCCACAAGACCGCCTCAATGTCAGTGTCCGGCTGATTCCGAACAAGTACCGTAAGGTCGGCCATAAAGTCTTGAAATGTTTGGTTCATGCTGGATTATGTGAGTTTAAAATTATTTTTGTGAATAGGTGTAAACACCTAGCTTTTGTGTGAATTTGTATGATACTATAAACACATCGCAACACAACAGGAGATTGAAAATGCAAGATATTAAAACCATAGACATCGATGAGGCAGTAGAGATGCTTGACCATGAGATGCAGGAGATGCAGCATAACGGCTGGGACGACAGTGACAAAATATACGCCGTCTCTGTAGCGGCTGTTGCCCTGCATTTTGGTGTCACTGTGTTGGGACTAGAAGCAGAACTAAAAGCAGAGGTAGACAGGGCTTGGCAGGAAAGCAAGCCCGAATTCTCATGGAACAACTAACAGGAGAGAGCAATGACACGAACACTTTACTCACTTAATGAGTCCGGGCAAGTTAAGCTCAAGGCTTTGATTAGTCACTTAGATGACAGCTACATTGATGCCGTCATGGACTTGGAAAACAAGATGGATAAGGGCGATATGCCGTACTTTGAGCGCACCGTTTTTGGCGCAGAGCATTTCGACACAATTCTTGTCGCAAACTAAAAGGGGAAATAATGAGCGTACATTTAAAGCTGATGCAGGCAAGGGTTGACCTGCAAGCAGAGAAACTGAGCAAGTCGGGCAAAAACAAGTTTGCTGGATACAACTATTTTGAACTGAGCGATTTCTTGCCACAGATTCAAAGCATCTTTTTTCGCATTGGTTTGTGCGGCTACGTGAGTTTTGGCAAGGAATTGGCTATCCTGACAATCACAGACGTACACGACCAAACCGAAATTGTTATCACCAGCCCGATGGCTGATGCCAGCTTAAAAGGCGTTCACCCCATCCAAAACTTGGGCGCTGTTGAGACGTACAACCGTAGGTACTTGTGGATGGCTGCGCTAGAGATTGTGGAGCATGACATATTAGACGCAAGCAAGCCGCTAGAAGCCAAGAAAGACCCAATCATTACGCCAAACCAAGGCGCACGCGAGTTGGTCACAGATGACGAAATGAGCGAACTGGTGGAGCTATCTGATGTGCTGAGAGAGGCGGTCACAGAAGACCCAGCCAAGGCTAAACAGATTGTCATTAGCGCTAACTTAGAAGAAGCCCAGAAACTTGCTCTGTGGACGCTGCTGGACTCTAAGACCCGCGCATCACTCAAAAAGAAAGACTAGTTATGACTGCAAAACACGAACGCGACCGCGTATTGGCAATGCTAGAGCAAAAGCGCAAAAGGTGGATTAATGAGGCTAGAGCCGTTGCTAAAAAAATAGGCAAGGCCAACGGCGAGGTAACCATCAACGACTTGCGCAAGGTTGTAAGCCTGCCAGCGGGTTATCACGTAAACACTTGGGGCGCAGTCCTGCGAGGCAAACAATTCAAGCCAATTGGCTACACAAATGCGACACATCTTGCATCACACGCCCGTACTGTGCGGGTCTACAAAATCATTGACATAAAGGAATAAATCATGGCTTACGAAATACGACCCAACTCAGGTTCGCTGTTCAAAAATGAAAAGCAAAAAGAGACCCACCCAGACTACAAAGGCTCTGCCATGATAAATGGCGTGGAAATGTGGATGAGCGCTTGGCTCAAGACTGGCGCAAATGGCACAAAATTTATGTCGTTCAGCTTCCAGCCTAAAGAGCAACAGCAAGCCGCACCGCCTGCCGCAAGGCCAGCGCCTGCACCAGACTTTGATGATGACATGCCGTTTTAAAAGGTAAATATTATGGAAAAAATGTTATTAAAATTTGTTACCCTGCGATTCCCTATTGATTTGTACGCGCAAGTACAAACGCAAGCCAAGGCAGAGGCCCGTTCTGTCAGTGGGCAAATTGTGTATCTAGTCAGGAAGGCGTTAGGGTAATCACCTAGAAAATAGTTAAAAATAGCTTCCCTTTGTGTTGTTATGTGTATTAGAATAAACACATCGCAACACAACTGGAGACTAAAATGACCGCCCAACAACAAATGACAGAAAAAGGAATCTCAATCGGAGATGCGGTTTGGGTCAACTACCAAGGCACAGTTTGCACTGGTGTGGTTTTTGGCTTCACCCCCAAAAGAGTTTTGGCAACACATGATGGTCGCTGGTGCGGCGATGTTCCACAGCCCTACTCACCAACAAACATCCAAAAGAAATAACCAACGGGGCGCAAGCCCCATAACAGGAGATTGAAATGACAAAAGAACCCGTATTCGTTCGCCAGCACAAAGAAGACCCAGAAATAATTGAAATTTACTCGCTACGCAAGACTAGCCAAGGCACGCAGCTTGTCCTGTGGGCAGCAGTGCACCTAGACCTTCTAGACGGCCTCGGTTTTGATTGGGCTACAGACGAATTGGCAGATTTTCAATTAGCATTGGTTTCAAAATGAAAAACTTTATTTACGACTTGATTTCATGCATCGTTCTTGCCGCACTTATGACTGGCCCAGCAGTTTTGATGGTGGCCTTGTCGTGAAAGGCTACAACACTGGCAAGGTAGTCATAGGATGTCGCTACGAGCCACCCAGACGGTCGCACATGGACGATTCAAACATTTGGTGGCAAACCATACTGCTAGGCAAGAAAGAAACGCTCTGGGCGCGTTTTGCGCGGTTTACAACAGGAGAAACACAATGAAACAACCCCTAGCATTTAGACTGGCCAAACGTCTTGAAAGACAGCGAGGTGACATTGGCCAAGCCGTACTGATGCTAGTCGCAGCCGATGAACTGCGCCGCCTGCATGAAATTAATGTGGAATTGCTTGGCCTTGTCAAACGCTACCGGATAGAGACGCCACTAGGCCATCAGCCGCACATGATTGCCCTTGTAGCAGATGAAGCAATTGCCAAAGCAACAGAAGAAACAGAATGACAACTGAACAACTAGCAAAAGACCTGCTGGCCATTATCGACTCTGAGATGTACGTCAACGACTTTGGTGGGCTTCAGGCTGGCCGTGATGCGACTACTGACATCCACGCTGCAATGGCCAAGCTAGAGGAAGCCTTGGCACAGACCAACACAGGGAAAACAGAATGAACGACCGACAAAAACTCTTAGAAGAAATCTCTATTGCACGCAGCATGACATTTAGCAAAATGGACGGTGTGTACAACGAGCCGCCAAAACCAGCCGTCAGAGTGGGTGCGGACAATCACGAAAAATTGCCAAGCAGAGTGGGCAATAAACTGCATTTTGGTGACGGCTCAATTAAAAACGTCAAATGATATGCCCGGAGTGCCAAGCATGGTGCGAAGTAAAGGAGACTAGGCAGCGCACTAATGGCTCAACTTACAGACGCTACATTTGCGCAAACAGCCACCTCTTTTCAACAAGAGAGGTAGCCGTTGCTGGCCGGTTAAAGAATCCCGTTGCTGTACTGGGTGCGCCCGTTGACCCGTCTGGCAGTTAGTGTTTGGCACTTTAGGTCGGCTGCGTCATAGCTGCAATGCACCCAGCCTGAATCTGGGTCGCCATTGTAATACTCAAGTATTAACTGGGTATAGGTTAGCGAATCCCTGATGTATAGAGCTAATTCGCGATTGTCCATACCAAGCACCTCAAAGTCGGCTGCAAACCCAAAACAGTGATGCGAACTGGTGCTTCCCCCAACAGCCTTGTTAACCTCTGGCGAACGATACGCACTTGTGACAATGACCGGGCCAAACTTGTCGCGCAATGGTTGCAGGATGTTGTCAGTCAATGCTTGCAGCTTTCCAATGACCAGCGCTGATGGTGTGTTAAAAATGCCGTTGCGGGTCGCTGTCTCACTCTTGGTTAGCTCGTTAAGTGAAAAATTAGCTGATAGCTTCATATAAATGATACCTTTGGGATTTCTAGACAAGTAAGCTCAAACTTTGAGATTCTCATGTCAATAATAAGCTCATGCCGCAGCCTGTAGTTTTTTTCCTCACACTGGCTGGCTGTCGCAGTCGGGCGGCCACTGGCAAAACTACAATTGCCACCAAAAAAACAAATAAACGCTACAGGCAACCACAACATACCCCACTCCTTATTTTGGCAAGCCAATCTTTTTATTTGCAAGAGCTTTGACCATGCCCCGCATACCATAAATTACAACCACCATGCCTACGATTATGTACATATACCACTCTGGCATTTTGTCGATAATTTCAAAGCCAGCTAAGGCGTGCGGGGCCAGTGATGGAACAAAAGCCATGGCCATTGGGGTCAAGAACACAATTAGCAAAAACTCGTCTTTCCAGCTTTTTGTCATTTGCTCCATAGCAATTCGATCAAGGTCGTAGTCCTGCCTTTGGCCAGTTTCGGCTTGGCGCGTGGCTGATATAGCTTTAGCTTTCTCAATGTCTGCCTGCGCTTGGATGCCAACGATAGCAGCCGCAGATGCAGCCTTGGCTTGGTCTTGTTTGCCTTCCATCCATGTGCCGCCAAGCGATATTAAGCTAGTGAGAATTGGGATCATTTATAGACCTTTGTAATGATTAGCCAGACTACAAAAAGCAGTGCGCCTATTCCACTAATAGATAATATGAAAATACATACACCAGTTACGACATTCGTAAGGACTTTTAAGCGCTTTGTCTTTTTAATCCTGACAGCCTTTTCTGCTGCCTCGCGCTCGCGCTTACGTTCCAACTTGAACTCTAGGAAACGGTCGTACTGCCCAGCATTACCCGCCCATATCAACATTTCTCTAAGCTGTTCCTGCTGCTCTCTGTGTTTTTCTCTAGCAAAAAAAGCGGCTGAGGAACTTCCGTCCGCCTGCGCTTTTATGTCTATAACTGAGGTAGCATCGAAATAATCAGCCGCAGACGCGCCCATCTCAATTATAGATTTGCCGTTGGCAAGCCCCTCACGCAAAACCGCCCACGCCGCGTTCGCGATAGCGATTTCAGCCAGCACTACCTATTCCAAGCAGTGATAAACCAAGCCACAAAACCACTTACAGCCGATGCAGCAGCCATGCCCATCCAGAAGCCACCTTTGGACTTGTTTGCAAGCGCTAGTAGCTCCTTGATGTCTGAGTCCATTGAGTCAACTTTACGCATCATGGTCTCAACTTGGCCAAGTAATTTACCATATTCAACTGGGTCAATTTGAGTAGTCATATTTAGCTTGGTTTTAAATCGTTGTCAATATTTTAACAAGGTTATGGTTTTTCAGGCCACACGATTTCGTTAGGGAAGCCCGCTTGATCTGTAACATCACGCAAGGCTTGGCGATAGGTTGCCCAGTCTGCGCCTACCGTAGCTCCTGCTTCAAACGCTTTAATAGCCCGCCAGTCGCTACTTGCAATCAAGCCGTCACGAGTGTTACGGGCAGCGGTTGCGGCCTCTGCTGTTTTAGCGGCTGTGTACGCTTCTTCTTGTGAGGCTTTGGTGACTGCCACATCATCCTCTGTGACGTATGCAGAAAACATATCACGTTCAGCGTATGCTTGCACCCAGTTCCCTAGTGCGTCTTGTACAACACCATCACGGTAGACTGACTTGTACTCACCAGAAGCCTCTGGAGCTGGTGCTGCCAGCACTGGGTCAATGCCAAGGCTGTCGCATATAGAGCTAGTCCATACCCGTGGCAAGCTAGTGTTAGGCATTGAGCGGCGAATTTCGCCTTGTGTGTTTACTGCACCAGTGGTGCGATTACGATATTCAGACATATATTGATCCTTTAAAAGTCTGTTGAGAGCCTTACGGCTTACGCTATTGCCAAGAAAATGTAAGTGCCACCTGAAGCATTTAAAGCCGCTGGCGCTGATGATGTTACGGTAAAGCCACTTGCCAATGGGTCAATGTAATCAGTGTTGGTCACTTGAGCAACTGCGCTATTAAGAAGCAGATATGGATCATTACCAGCAACAATACCTCTAGCTGAGTCCCATACATACCAATCACCAGTGGAGTCAGTGCGCTTAATCATCACGAACCGAGCACCAGCAGCAAAACCACAATCAACATTTACAAAATTACCAGTTCCGCTGTAGCTGGCAATTTTACTTACACCAGCTAGGCTGGCGAAGAGGTAGGCTGCGTAGTTACCGTTTGCCCTATTTGAGTGTGGATCATTACCCCAAACTGTAAACTGCGTAGATGTCGGCGCAGCTTCATCACCAGTGTTTCCGCTAAACCAATTATCTGATGCACTAGCGGTTGTAGCATTAAGCTCTAAAACTTTTGCAATAGTTAAAGGTGCTGCGTACACCCCCCAACCACCCACACCAGATTCAGTACCTCCACTGCGTATCTTTGTTATAAGCAGTTCAGGGGCGACTGTTAGCCCATGCGTTACAGTGTTTGCACCACTTCCCGTCCCTGTATAGCAAACTACATCCATAAAGGATGGGGCACGGCGCATCATATAAAGAATATAAGGGAAATTATTAGTATTAAAAGCCGCAGTATCTACATCAGCCCCTAAAACTATTCCACTATTAGTGTATGAAGTAACAGCGTCAGCCCTACCCACTAATTCAGAGGCAGTGGTTTCTGTTCGTAAGTAGTTTGTAGTTCCTATTAGTTTTGTACCCACTATCCTTCGGTTACTTGCCCCGTTTGACGTATTATTACTTAAAACAAAGTCAGGAGCAAACCCTGCTGATACGGTAGTTACTGATGCATTCCCTGTTCTTGATACAGGAGCAAACACCTCAGTCCCACTTGCCGGAGTTTTCATTGGGCGGCGAATTGCCATGTAGATGTATGTTGAGCCTGAGCTACCCAACCCCGCTTCTGTAAATCCTGTTGCGGTCGGAAATCCTAGCCCCGAAGACGCCACTTCTGCGGCTGACGAATTTGGCCTTAAATAGTTGTCCGATGTTTGTGACCAACCCCGTAATACATCAAGCGTAATCCAATCTTGTGCGCCGCCATCTGCTTTTTTCATTATGACAAATTGAGGCTCATATCCAAGGCTAACAGTTGCACTACCAACAGCATCACAAGTAAAACTCCCACAGCTAATTACATTCTGCTCACCATCGTCCCCAAAGCCCCCAGCATCATGGGCCCAGAGATAAGCCACATAAGTTTCACCAGCTTTATTTACATAATCATTGGCGCTAATTGGAAAAGCTGAGTCTGTTGGTAATTGCTCATTCCATTTACTTGCGCCTGCCGAAGAAGTAGCGTCAAGGTAAAGCGTGTTTGTGTATTGCCCCAAAGAGCGATGATAAACAGGCCACCCTAAACCATAAGTTGTAGATTTAACAATAATCATTCCCGGCACAGAGCCAAGTGAATGTGCAATAGTTCTTGCAACACCATTCCCTGTGTAGGTCACAATGTCGAAATATTTAGGACTCTTGCGCCATGTCCATGAGGCAAACTGTTCATTTGCTAAGTTAGTTTCTGTGTTACCTCCCATTGACCAGCCATCTGAGTTAAAAGATGTAAAATATCCTGTGCTTGTGCTTTCTCCCTGTGTTTTGTTAGGTTTAAGAGTTGAAGGTATGCCTCTTTCTGTATCTGACATTGCGTGGTTTGTTGCTGATGTTCGGCATTTATTCCAAACCATGCCGCCTTCACCAGCCAGATCAATCCCGTTGGTGATTGTTATTGCTGAACCCGTGCCTGTATATAAGTAAGTTGAGAACACATCGTCAACATACAGCTTATCCCCACCAGCATTACCCGCAGCAGCCTGTAACGTCTTAGCTAACTTGCTCATACATAGTTACCTACATAAGCACCGTACAGCGTGGTGCTGATTTTCCACAAGACAAAGGTATCACTAGCCGTAGACGTAGGAGCTACGTTGCCACCACTAGTCACCCATGTCATTGTAGGCCATGTAATGGCATAGGAAGCGCCGCCAGTAATCATCAGCACAACACTCTGACCAGCACTTACTGAGTCTGTCAATGTCACAATGCCTGACAGAGCCTTGACTTGGATTGTGCCGTTAGATGGATCAATCGCTGTACCTGTTAACGTGTACACTTCTTCAGTGATAGACCCGTCATTGATTAGGTTTGTGATGGTCTTACCGGATAATGTCTGTGTATCCGTTGTACCTACAACAGTGCCGCTAGGGAATGTAGGAAGCGTTGGTGTGCCGCTCACTTCTGCATAGGCAACCGTACCGTCTGCCAGCACGTTACCATCCGAAACGGTTGTTGCTAGTATTTTTGCTTTACTCATTATTTAATTCTCCAATGTTTTAAGCTATTGCCAAGAAGATGTAGCTGCCACCACTTGCATTCAATGCCGCTGGTGCTGATGATGTTACGGTAAAGCCACTTGCCAATGGGTCAATGTAATCTGTGTTGGTCACTTGAGCCGCTGTGGTGTTCAAGAGCAAGTATGGGTCATTGCCAGCCACGATGCCTCTAGCTGAGTCCCACAAATACCAATCACCAGTGGAGTCAGTTCGTTTGATTAAGATGAACCTTGCACCCCCGCTGAAGCCACAATCCACATTTACGTTACCGCCAGTTCCGCTGTAGCTAGATACGCAACTTACACCTGCTAGGGTGGCGAATAGGTAGGATACAAAAGTCATTCCGCTGTTATACCCCGCCGTACTTTGATTAAAGCCAAAAGTAGTTGATGTAAGGTTTGTGGCATATAAACTAGATGAAAATCCACTATTTGAGTTAAGAATTCCACCTCCCGAATACGAGCCAACACGAACTCTCCAGTTATCTCCTCCGCCCCTTGTTTTAAATATAATTAACTCTGGCACAACTGTTAAGTTATGGTTAATCGTTTGAACACTTCCAGTCCCAACTTGTGTAAAAGCCACCACATCCATAAAGGCGGGGGCGCGTTTAAACATCCATGAGTAGCGTGTTGAATCAACATCAGTGCTGTTGCCCCATCCATTTTGATAATCAAACGTTCGCTCTGCGTCAGATGATTCTGCATTAGTATTATTAAAATACATTATCTTTGGAGAAGTTAAGCGACTGCTATTTAATCTTGCACTCCCACCAGTCTCAGCTACAAAAGCAAAATCCACAGGAAACCCACTTTTGAAATTAGGTTTTCCAGAAGAACCTCCTTGAGTATCCATAGCAAACACCTCAGTTCCCGCCTCAGGAGTTTTCATTGGGCGGCGAATGGCCATGTACATGCTTGTAACACCGCCTGCATCATAAGGGGTAAGATTAAAACCAGTTGCGGTTGGAAAATACCTTTCAGCAGTAGTATTAACGCCCTCTGCATTAGCAAGGTTTGGTAATAACATGGCAGCACTTGAGTGACTAAACCCCCGCATGGTATCAAAGAGTCGCCACTGTCCAGCGGTACTTGCTGGTTTTACCAAAACCCATTGAGGCTCATACCCTAAATTAACAATAGCATTACCACTGCCATCAGTAGTAAAACTCCCACAGCTAATAACATCTTGCTCACCATCGTCCCCGAAGCCGCCAGCATCATGGGCAAAGACGTATGCGACGAAAGTTGCGCCATTGGAGTTTACTAAGTCTCCATAACCAACAGTAAACTGTGTTGATGTGGGGTCTACATAAGTAGTGCTGTTGCCAAAGTACGCATCGTTAAATGAATTATTCTGTGCCGCTGTAGTAAATCGAATGTAGTGACCCGCTGACAAACCTCTATGCCATATCATCCAATCCCCAGCGCCGCTTGTCTTTTTAATCATCACGCAACCCGGCTGTGTATCAAGGCTATGAGAAATGTTTTGTGTACTTCCATTCCCCGTGTAGGTCACAATGTCAAAATATTTAGGACTCTTGCGGAGCGTCCATGAAACATATGTTTGTGATGATTGATTTATTTCTCCGTTTGATGCACCAATTGAAAATCCGTTGTTATTAAAAGAAACCCAATCTGGCGGGCCCGGTGTAGTTTGTGCTGCGTTCAGATTAGATGCTAATACTTTTGATGCTCCACGCGCCGTATCAATCAACCAATTATTGTCTACTGAATTTCGAACTTTACCCCAAATCAACCCACCCTTACCATCTAAGTCAATACCGTTGTTGATTGTCTGGGTGGAGCTGTTGCCTGTATATAAGTAAGTTGAGAACACATCGTCAACATACAGCTTATCTTCACCAGCACCAGCAGCGGCTTGTACAATATCTCTGATAGCCATTACGCCATCCCCAATCCAAGGACAAAGCCTCTCCAAGTCGTGCCACCGTCTGAGGTAAAGAAGGCTAGGTTGTCAACACCAGCAGCGGTAAGTGTAGGAGGTGTAGCAGCAGCCCAAGTCACGCCACTAAAGAATGTCAAGGCAGCAGAGCCACCATTGGTCACTTCAAGCACAAATGCACTTACAGAGCCACTAGCAGCTACGTTACTGACAGTTAGTGTTTGAGCGCCAGACAAAGTGTAGGTGAAGTAGTTGCCTAAGGACAGGTCAATAGCGTGTGCTGCCATTGCCACCTTAGTCTCAACAACACCAGTGATGGTCTTGTTTGTCAGCGTCTGTGTATCTGTTATGCCAACAACACTTAAATTTGTTCTTGCAGTTGCAGCATCGAGCACATCAGACAAGTTGTTACCTTGCAGCAGCGCACCTGATAAGGCTGAAGATATACCGCCACCGACTCCAATCGTGTACTCTTTAAATGCTGTTAATGTTGTTCCTGCTGTGTTTGTAGCAGTGCTTTCAATGAACCACCAGCCGAAAAACGTAGCATTTTCTAGGGCTGGGTTTAATACATAGTCTTCCAGCAATGCACCCGTTTTTGCCAGCGTCATGTTGGCATAGTTGCCTTGGCCGTATTGCAAACAAATATTACCGTTACTGAAACGATACAGACGATGCCCAACTACGGTGGTAGAACCAAGCGCTGTAATTGTTCCAGCGTTGTCCCAAAACTTAGGAAGGTTTGTATTTCCGCCTGCGTCAAACGCCGTTCTTGTTGACAAGAAAAACGCAGCGTTTGCTACTGATGAAAACGAGAGAATGTTTGGGTCATATATATCCCCCGTACCGCCAAACTCCAACATAGTTCCAGCGCTGACGTCAAAACCTAAGTCTCCCGCCCGACCTGTAACAGTCTGATCCTTCTTGAAAGGTACACCATTAGACAAAAGAAACGAATACACATCTCTTATGCTGTTTGCGTAACGACCAATTGGGTTGTTTAAATACTCAAAACCAAGAACTAAATTTGTTGTTGTGTCTACTGCAATCCGCATCGTAAACATTTTACGAGACCAGTCTTGGCGTGTTGGCTCAGTAGTTTGCTGCTGTAAAGCACCGTTTTTATCTATGTATACATACGTGGATGCTGACGTTAAAGTGGTAACGGTAATGCCCGTTGCGCCTGCGTAGTTAACTTGAACAAAGCCTTCATCAGAGTTTATTTCCCCGGTGACTGCTGGTTGTGCGAAAGTTGTACCGCCAACTGTGACAGAGGACACATAAGTAGAAGTTACACCTGTGCCTGCACCCTGCGCTGCGGTAGCGTAGCGTGCATCAGAAGCTGCCTTGGTGTAGACATCTGCAAGAGCAAAAGCACCATAAGCCACTATGTCAACAATGTCACCATCAGTTGCGGCAGTAGCTAAAACAATGTTTGTTCCAGAGGTTGCTGTAAAGTCTGTGCCTGCAACTAGCTTTACACCGTTCAGGTAAACGTCAACATATCCAGCATCGTAGACAACAGCAAAGGTTGTTTGGCTAGAATTAGCTGTATATACTTCTCGTGAAGTAGTACCATTAACCGCCGATCCCGTAGCCACCCAGCTATTGCCTGTGTAAACTCGCATTTGGCTGGCTGTTGTGTCCCAGTACAAAGCACCAGTTAGTAACGCATTACCATCGTTGTCTACACTAGGTGAAGACGACTTACTTCCAAGGTAGCGGTCATCAAAAGCATCGTAGCTGGCTGCGGCTGCTATTTTTGAGTCATTTGCGGCGGTTGCTGATGCTGATGCATTTGTTTCGCTGGTTGATGCGTTACCTGCACTGGTGGCTGCTTCGCCTGCCCGTGTCGCTGCGGTCGCAGCAGATGCTGCCGCAGATGTTGTTGAGCCAAACAGTACGTCTATGTAATTCTTTGTAGCCGCGTCTTGTGCAGAAGTAGGATCGCCCACCCCTGTCAGCTTGTTTGTGCCTAGAGCGATAGCCCCAGACATTGTGCCGCCGGTCTTGGCCAATAACCCGCTAACAGTGGTGTCAATCTCGGTCTTGGTGTAAGCGTCTGAGATGCTGTAGCCGGAGATGGTTGTCGGCGTAGTGCCAGCAGTTGCCCGACCGTAAGCATCAATCGTCACTGATCTGTACGTGCCAGCCGATATGCCCGTTGTGGCCAAGTCGATGTTGTCAGCGTTTACAACAATCCGACCAGCAGCAGCAGTGCCGACGTTTATGGTGTTGCCAGTTTTAGATAAGCCGTCCCCTGCGGTGATCTGTCCAGCACCTGAGAACTGCACCCAAGTAACTGCTGTTGATCCTAGCGTGCCGCCTGCGTTGTTTGTGCAAGTAAAGCCGTTGTCTGCGTTTGCTGTTCCACCCTCAACAAAAACAAAGGCTGAAACCAGTTCGTCCCATGTATCTGCGTCTGTAGACCTTGCCCAAGCGCCTGCTGCGGCAACATAAATACCGTTTGCTGAAGCTGTGCTTTGGTCTTTTACCAACACCCTGTTGCCAGCAACTACAGACACACCATCAATAGTTTGTGCGCCAGACAGTGTTAAGTTTGCAGTAGAGGCCGCGACACAAGATGCTTTTGCGTCTAAGCCTTGTACAAGCCCATCCACATAAATTTTGCTTGCAGCGTCAGCATCAGCGGTTGGCGTACCCAAACCCGTGATCTTGTTTGCACCCATCGCAATAGCGCCACTCATAGTGCCGCCAGACAAGGACAGTTTTAAAGCCGTCTGAGCGTCTGTGTATCCCTTGGTGGCTGCGTCGCCTGAATTGGTAGGTGCTGCTAGGTTTGTGATGGTTGCAGACGTTCCTGCGTCCATGTCCAGACCGCCACGAATGATTACGTCAGCAAGGGTAGTTGTCCCTGTGGTAGCAGTGACGTTGCCGGTTACATCACCAGTCACGTTGCCAATTAAATTACCTACAACATTGCCAGTCACACTTCCCGTAACGTTGCCAGTTACGTTGCCGACAACAGCACCAGTTACGCCACCGACAAATCCGGTGCTTGCTGTAATCAATGTGCCGGTCACAGCCTGCGCCGCAGCGCCACCAATCACAGCGCCGTCGATTGTTCCAGCATTAATGTCAGCAGAGGCAATTACTGCGCTTGTGTTGACGGTAAGGCTAGAAACTACTGCGGTTGTGCCGGTAATGCCGCCATTGGCCGCTAGTGCGCCCGTGTGCGTTGATGTGCCGGTTACAGCTAGGTTGCCACCAACTGTGAGGGAATCGCCAGCAGTGCCTGTCTGGAAGTCCTTTAGTTGAGCCATTAGCTCACGGATTGCGTTGTTAATTCCACTCGGTGCGCAGCCCTCCGCAATATTGATGTTGTCAATATCCGTGTTGTTTATCTGCGTTGCGTCGAATTCGCTGATCTTTGTCTTTGCCATGTTATTCCTTAGCTTCTAATATGCCATACGTGTTCAACAATTGCGCAAGTGATGCCCAAGTTTTTGCCGATGTTGGCGACATTAGGCGCAACTCTTTCAGTTTACTAACGCCATCAGGTGATGTAATAATTTTAGCCAGTCCTTCTGCGTTACTGGCAAAGCGGCGCTCTACCGCCCAATCACTTATTTTAGCGCCCCAATTCTGCGGCTGCAATACAGTTCCAATCCCAAGCGCGGCGATTGCCACCGGATCACCTTTAGCCTCGCGCCTCATTTGGTCAATAATTTCTTTATTAAACGCTGTATCTGAGCCTAGCTTCTTGACCCTTGCGGCACGCTCAAGAACTTCAGATAAGTCGCTTAACGCTTGAAACTGTTTAGGCTCTAGCGCAGCACGTAAAGCCTTCTGCCTGTTTACATCGCCCAGTAACATATTTGACCATGTGCCACCAGTATCCAGCTTCATGCCTTGCTGACGCGCAGATGGCTTTTTAGCTTGCTCCCATTGCTTCTGCAAAAATGATCTAGTTACAGCGTTCCAAGCCTCTGGGTCAGCGCTCTGGATTTGCTTCTTGGCATAGTTAATTGCACTTAGAGAATTGCTTTCAAAGAGACGATCAGCAAACTGGTTCAAGTTATCCCTAGACATGGCCGTTAGGGACAGACCACTTTTGCTAGTATTGAACTCGTCTATCGGCTTGGATAGCTGGGAAAATACTTGGTTTGCTTCTAAGTATGTAGGGTTGTTCTTACCCATTGCCGCAACCAAATCCTTTTGCAAACCAGTAAGTTGTCCTTGGATTTTTTTGTCCATTGAGCTAAAGACTTCATCCTTAAACTCTCGATCCATTTCAAACTTGGCGTTCTGCAACCCCTCTAAGTCATCATCCAAAACCCTGCGCGTGACTGTATTACCATCAGCATCTAGCATTTGCCTCTCTGTGTACAGTAAGTCCTTAATCTTGAGCAACTTTGCTTTCTGGCTACCCTTAGCACTTTCTAGCATGGCGTTAATGTTATTAACAACTGGCCTTACATTTACGGGCGCAGATGATGCAAATGCCTCTTTGTAGACTTCATCAGACGCATCTTTTCGCGCCTTAACAAGACTTTCCTTAGAAGCCAATAGCGCCGACTGGCCCTTGAACCCCGCTTCAGCACTATCAGTTGTACCTGAGATATTTGCTAAAAATTTATCAACCGCTGGCTGAATCTGGTTTTTCTCTCGACCCTCATAGAACTCTTGCATTGGCTTACTAGAAGCATTGAGGTTTCCTAGCGCTCGTTGCTGACCCATCAATGAAGACAAGTTAGTCAACTCCGCTGGAGTCAGGTCTATGTTTTCAGCTTTGGACTTCATAACCAAGTCACGCATTGCCCTCTCATCAATCGAGGCAATATCACGAACAAGATTGCGCTCTGTAACTTTTGCCGCAGTGCCGGGTACAAGTTGGGTCGCACCACCAAGCAAGCCAGAAATAACTGATTGAGAGGGGCTTATCTCTTGGCCAGATACAGCTTGTCCAATTTGCTGGCGAGCCATGTTTGCCGCACTAGAAACGCCTCCGGTGATGGCTGCTGATCCAAGCAAACCCTGTGGGCCAGTTAACACCATTGGCGCAGACGCAATGCCAGCAACAATTTCAGGTACGGCCTCAATTACGTCTGGTGCGTAGTAGGCCATAGTCGAGCCAGCACCAGCAATCTCTTTGTAGAACTTGTTGTCGTCGCCAAGGTAAGCAATTTCACCGTCGATAATCTTGTAGCGGCTTTCAGGTATTCCCCGCTTGTCGGCAAAATACTTGATAGCTGCCTTCTTGTCCGTAGGTACACCACCCACAAACGAGGTAAGTATGTCAGCAGCTTTGGTTGGATCGCTAATTGCCTTTGGAGAAACATTTAACGACGGGAAACTACCAGAGCCAGCGCGTCTGTTTTGAGCCGATGGCTTGCTAAAAATTTCCGCAGCAAAATCAATATTGGCGGCAACAGGTGAGGTTTCGCCGTTTACGGATTTTTCTTCCTCTTTTTTCCCACTTAGCAAATCTTTTGCAAAATTGTAATCAGCCATAAAAACCCTATTGCGTTGAAATACCAAACTCCGCGGAAAGTTGTTGCTTAATCAACGACTGCCCCGCTGTGGTGCTTAGGTCTATATTGTCCCGCTTCGCTATTTCTTTAGCACGCCGGTTAATAATGTTTGGCATTGCATCAAGAGAGACGCTTCCTAAAGTAAGGCCATTCGCGAGCAAATAGACTGTTCGTGCCTCGACCAGTTTTAACTGATAGATTGTTTGATCTAGCTTTGCTTTAAACTCTGTTGGGCTATCTCCATCCGTTAAGCCTACGCCGGGGTTGGGCAAACCTGCTGTTATTCGCTTTGCTTCCTCAACACCCATAGCCGCGCCAGTAATTTCTTGAATTGACTTACTCAAGTTGTTTACTGAGTTTTGCCTAAATTGTGAAAACTCTCTGAGATTTTGTTTTTCTTCTTCTGACAGTTCGCTAAATTTTTCTTTTAGAGACAACCATGCTTGGCCTGCGCGGTAAGGCACATTGAGGTACTTTGGATCAAATGTTGCCTCAATTTGGTTGTACCTCATACGTCTTTCGCCACCGTTAATCAGTGAATCCTGCAAACCGTTAATAACACTTTTTGTTGGCTGCAACGGGTTAACAGTGTTTGTTATCTTAGTGCCAGATAAGTTTTTGAAGTCTTCAAATGTTCCTTTAAAACCACCGCCTTCTGGAGTTTTTGCAAATGCGAAATCAAGTTGAGAGTTAGATGTCTTTGGAGCGCCAGCCGCCACTTGCTTGGTTTCGCCAGTAATCGGATCACGCGAAAGTTGGACAGCACCCGGTGCAACTGAGAACATTTCTGGCTGCATTAGTTTTGCTATTGCAAATCTGTCTGACACTGACTTTTGGCCTTCTGCGCCAAGTCCAAGCAATTGGTTCAATACATTTGGGTTTACACCGCCTGCGCGTGGCATATTAGGCCCAGCTTGCTCCCTGCCATAGTTGTCCATCAAAGGCGTGTCTGGGCGCGTTGGTTGACCTATCAGTTGAGGTGCTAAAACTTGAGCCTTTGCCTGACGATCACGCGATGCCATTTCTTGACGCATCTTCTGCTGTGCAATCTTTTCCTGCAATTGCTCGTTCATAGAGCGCTTGTAGCCAGACTCCTGTGCCCTCATGCCCTCGTTGATGGCTTGCAATGTACTACCGCCCGGCACGCGGCTTGGTGCGCCAGCCTTGTAAAAAGCACTGGCCATGTCGCCCAACGAGCTACTTTGAGCTTGTTGCTGCAAACGTCGGTATTCTTCCTCGTCACCTAATAGGCCACCAAGGAAGCTGGGCATTTGTCTACCGCCGCCTAATAATCCGTTTAAATTTGCCATTTATTAGCTCCCAAAGTTCTTAAACCAGTCGTAACCCTGTTGCATTACGCTTGGGCCATTACTTTGGTTGGTCAGTTTGCCAATTATGTTAGCTACAGAGGACACATCGCCAAGCGTGTTGGCCGTGTCGTTCGTGTAATAAGGCGTACTCTGGGTGCTAGATTGCCCCATGTTCATACCTAAGCTAGACAGGTAATTCTGTAAAGCAACTTGGGGCTGGTTGTTCTGCATCTGTGAGTACTGATCTTGCACGTTACCAGCACCCAACAGATTCTGAATATCAAAGTAATCAGACTGAGCCATTGAGGGCGCATTAGTAGCTGCCTGCTCCTGACGACCACGCTCGTTTGCGTAGTTCTGATACGCCAGTTGCCCAGCCGTATTTGTCAAGCCCTGAGCTAGTTGGCCACTTGCTTGGTTTTGCAAGTCGCCAAACGCACCCGAACCATACCTACCTGCGCGAGAGGCTTGTGAGCCAATGTTACCGATGGCGTTGTTGAACGTCGATGTTGCAGCTTGTGCGGCTGGTTGAAACGCGCCTTGAAAGAACGGGTTGCCTGACAAGTAATCGCCAGCAATAGTTCCCATTTGTTGCGTCTGTGCCGCGCCCATTAAAGGTGATCCGGCTGTTGCGCGATTGGTCATCGCCTGCAAACCTGCCTGAGTAGCGCTTGATTGACCTGCTATTGGTGAGCCACCAGCTTGGTATAAACGTTGTGCTTCACTCAAGCCATATTGCATGTATGGTGCAATTTCTGCGCTTGGTGCAGTTGTGTTAGTAACCGTTGAGTAATTTACTTCCGCCATAAAGGATTCCTTTTAGTTTGGACTCGTAGGCGGTCGTCCTACAGTCATTTTACAATAAATTTCAACCAATGACTATATAGCCATAGGTTTTATCTGCCGTACTGTTTGCAAAGTGCGATACAGTAGCCGACCCTTTTGCTTGTGCGCTTACATAAACGTCCGCAATCGACCTTGGTGATATGTATTTCACCATCGCATATTTGCAAGGCGTTTCCGGTCTAGTTGGGCTAGATTGTGCGCCAGTTGCAAAGAACGTCACCAAAGTGCTTGAGGTAGACCACACTACTTCCAGATAATCGTTAGCAGCAAGGTCGGCAAACACCTCAGTAGATGAGGACGTAAAACCAAATATTGTTGCGCTTTTTCGCGACGGAACAGTGATTAAACGGTTACTGTACGCAATGTCCGCCCCATTTTTTCTAAACCAAATACTAACTTCATGCTGCGCGTTATCAGTGTTTTGCAGTTGGTAGCCAACATTGAACGAATACTCGCCTGCGTTTAATACATTGATCCGACTTGTATTGGTTAGCGTTACGCCATTTAAGGCTGGGGTAGTATTGAATCCAAGCGGGTAAGCCGTGTCAATTACCGCCGCCGATTGGCCAGCCGTACAGTAAAGCTCCGCAAACGGTATTGAATCGCTCTCTGCTGCGTCAGAGAATGGAATCAACACTATCTTGCTGTCTGGGCTAATACGCTCGTCTGAGAGCGTTGTAGTCAATGCACCACCTGTGGCAAGTGTAATTGATCCGGTGTTGTTTGTCTTGCCCATCATAGCGTTACGCAACACCTCAGCAACTGAGCGTTGATCTGCGCCAAAAACTGGTACGGTTCTAAACATTAGCGCGCACCCGTTGGGACAATATCAACATCGACGGCAATCGCGTTCTTCCAGTTATCACCCGTTGGTGTAACACTTATTCGGTGGTAACGCCCTTGACTGCGTAATGACACGCGGTTCTCATCGCTTGCGGCAACGGCTGCGGGGTAAACTACCTCAACGTCAAGTCTGTTGCGTGATGCGACAGCTACCGACGCAGAGCCGTTATCTATTTGAGGCATAGCCAGCTTAACCATAGAAGCAGCGCCAACATCAATATCGCCGGTTTGGATTAGCCCAGTTCTAGGTAATCCGGTAAAGCTAAATATGTCGGCGTTTTTAGTGCCACCCAGAAAGTGCTGCCCACCAATGAAGGCTGAACTGTCTAATGACTGGCCTAGATCGTCTAAAGAGCCTGATATAGAGTCCAGTTGCTCTAGGGTAATGTCACCAGTAGATGCGTCTGACAGGTAATCAACAACAGCATCGGCGCTTGTCCAGCGTCCCGTCTTAAAGTTGTATATAAGAAGTTTCCGCTTGTTACCTACCGTTGGGTACGACCAGACAACCAGTTTCCTGATTGGGTCTATAGCCGTTGACATTGTGTGTATCTCACTTAGCGTCAGCGTTGCAAAGAAATGGCGGTCAACTTTCTCAGAGCCAATTGGTGTGACCTGTTGGCCATCGCACATATAGAAGCCGTCAGCGCTTAAAAAGAATGTAATGCCCTGATATTGAGCGACAGTGTTTTCTTCAAAGCAACCGATGCCTCGACTAATGTTGTCAAACTGAAACACAAACGGTGTGCCGATGTAAGACATTCTGACAATCGCGTTGTCCATCAGTATTAAGCCAAACTCACCCCCAGTAATGCCTACAATGTTGCCACCGTCTGGGATTTCCTGAAAGTCGGACTGTGTGGTCTGCGAAAAAGCCCACGTTGTCTCATCATTGATGCCTGACCACCTAACCCGTGATGGCTTGCGTACAGAGCTTACTAGCTCATTGGCAACTACTACAAAGTCTCGTACTACGGTTATGTAGCGTGCAATAGGAGCGTCAGCGGCAACGTCAGCAAAGGCGGTTGATGATCCGCTGTCAAAGTATTGGATTTTGTCCGCGTCATTGGCAAATACAGTGCTTCGACCAAACTGGGTAAACCGAATCCTGTTTTTAACTGGTGTTGCGTAAGTTGTCCCAGAAACGTTTGTAAACGCGCCAACTGGTGAAACTTGATAAACCTTGGTTGTCCCACCAGCAAACAGCAATGTCGTGCCTGCGGCGTTCTGAGTGGTGTGCAGTGTGTACAGGGTTTCGTCTGCGCTGGCGGCAATACTGACGGGCAAGGGCAATGGCCCGTAACCTATAGATTGACTAACCACATTGCTGGCAGTTGTTAGCGCACCCGACAATCCGGGCTGGTCTGGCAACCACTCACTAAAGGATATGCGTTGCATTGCCATCAGATCACCTTAATGGCTAATGGGACACCAGAATACTGCCCAGTCTCATCTGACTTGGTTACAGATATAGAAGCACGCTCGTACAAGGACACCCACGTACTGACACGCGCATCATTCATTAACCAAGGCTCTGCCTCTAAAAGCGTTGCATATAGCAGCATATCCGGCACAGTAGCCATAAATATATTACTAGCGTTTGTGTCGCTTAACACGGGAGGCTTGGCGTAGTACAGCAGTTCAAGGCTGTAAGCGCTATCAGGAATTGGTGACAACTGAAAATTGTCGGCCAGTAAGGTGTAATCCAAAGGCTTGCCACTTTGTGCTGTGCGCGTATTGCGAGACAAGGCACTTGGGGCGTAGAAGTTCAGCGGCGTGACAGGGTTGCCGACCACCACCAGATCACGTACTTGGATAAAGTCTGAGGGCAGTGCCAACAGGTTAGAGCCACCTGTAGCTGTCAGTGTTACCGACTTTAGCATCTGACGTATGCGTAATTCCCGCTGCATCCTCAACTCTGCCATTGAAATGAAGTCGGGGATTTGGTCGGTCAAATCTGTACGGGCTAAATAGCCAGCGACCGATGTGCTTAGTTCTGCATACGTTGTCATTGCCATTAGATAACTCCCGGCCTTGTGCGAAAGAAGCGGTTTTCAGAATCGTTAAGCCACGATGTAAATCGCTTTTGGTCAACAACATGGAAGCCGCGCATAATCCCGCTTTTGTTTAAATCGTCTATCACAGTAAGTGGAATCGACGCAACTTTATTTCCAAACAGATGATCCGACCACTTAGACCGTTCATCGTGCGCGTTGTACTCTGCCCGATTTTGCTCAAGTATTGCGCTAACGTCTTGGCTGGTCTTAATGATTAAGCCACCATCGCCATCAGCCGTTGCTTGTGAGTGTCGTATTTTATCCATAAAGCCATTTTACCAACATTGTGGAAAAGAAAAAAGCCCCAGCGCTCATAACAGTGGGGCTTCATTCATTCGCGAAAGATTACAACAAGTCGCCAATGATGCCGTGAGCGGCTTCGTTCTTAACTTCCAGAGTCAACTCACAGATGATTTGTGTCTTTTCAGAGTCACCAGTGCGTGCCAATTCGCTGGTTGAGAAAGGACGCAAGTAGCTTACTGAAGCGTAGTCTGGGTCAAGTACCAAAGCACAAGTATCACCCTGATTAGCGGCGTTCATAAAGCGGTTAGGAACAACAGACATTGTGCCAAAATCGCTCAAGTAAACGTCAGCAGCACCGATGATGGTTGTGGCTGAAGACTTAGGAGCTTCGTAGCGTTGGGCAGCAATACCTGCGAAAGTGCTAACCACTTGCTTGTGTGCAGGGCTAACCATCAGGATAGTAGGCTTGCCGCCGCTTGCGTAGACTTCCTTAACGACTTCTTTCAACATGGCTTCTGTAAATGTCTGGCCAGTACCTTCGACACGGGCAGTTGTGCCGCCTGAGCCTGTAGTGCCGTCATTAAATACGCCGTTGGTTGAAATCCATGTTTGCAAGCCGCCCATGATACGAGCTTGGGTTGCAGTACCAGCACTAGTTACTTGGTTGCTCAACAGTGACAACTCGATATTGCGCTTAACTTCAGATGAAGCCTTGGCCAATTGGTAAGCCTTTTCTGACTTGCGACCGGCCTTGTTGACTGCATCCAATGTGTTAGCAACAGCGATTGTCTTTTGGAAAATCTGTGTACGGTTGCCAATACGGGTTGTTGGATTCATCGTTGCGCTGGTAGCGTCTGCGCCCTCGACTGCGCCGCCCAATGCTGCGTCTGCGAGTGAATCGGTCTGCCACTCATGGTAAGTAGCGGTTGCCTTGGTCTTGCCCACTGTGGACATGAGAGGCGTATCTGTTGGTGAGATGTTCGCAATTACGTCGGACAAGTCTTCACGTTGTCCAATTGCGGTATAGGTTTGATAAACAGCCATTTGTGTAACTCCAAATATAAATTACAAGAATCGTTCAAAAGCGGCTGCTGCGTCTTGGATTCGTCCAGATTGCTTTAGCCGCGCCATAGTTTGCTTGTCGCGTTGCCCGGTTGTTGAAGGTGGTGCAGTTCCTGCCTTTAGCACTTTAGGTGCGGCCTGCACCCGTTTCATCGCCTCTGGTTTTGATTTCTGCAACGCTTCCCATTTCATTGCCCCATGCAATGCGACCACTGCGCGATGGTCATATAGTTTTCCAATCTGCTCGTCTGTGTAGCCCTTAGTCTTTGCATAGGCCATAACCTCTTGCTTTAACTTGTTGCCACCTTCGCCAGCCATTTCTGGGATTGCCTCAGTTAACAGTTGTGACTCACGTTGTAAGTGTGCTTGCAGTCCCGCAGAGTGGTCGGATCGTTGCTTTTCAGCAATCCCGGCTTGCTCTACTCGTACCGCTTCGCGTTGCTTATCTCGCTCATACTGGTCTGCTGTTGCAATCGCATAGCCGATTGGGTCAGTCTCTTTCAACTCCGCTATATTTTCTCGACTCACTTCTTGCTTGGCTAAGAAATTATCTATAGCTGTTAGCCGTTGTGAGTACGCCTCGCGCTCTCTTTGTATTTCTGCCACTTGTGCTTGTTGAGTCTCTAAAGACTTACGAGCCTCTGCAAGTGTTTGGGATTTTTGTGTATAGTCCTTGCTTCTCTGGTAGCCAGCAATGAGTTCATCGAGTTCGACCTCGACTTCTTCGCCAGCGGCCTTTACCTTGTACCGCGTGGGTTCAGGCTTAGGTTCATCAGATTCATCTTCGGATTCATCTTCGTATTCTTGACTTTCCTCAGAATCACTAGACTCATCCGCTTCATCAACAGTTACTTCCTCAGAATCTTGTTCGAGTTCGGGTTGGCTATCAGCTCCCTCATCATCGCCCATTAATCCTAAAAACGCCTCTGCCGCAGAGCTAACATTTAGAGCTTCACTCCCGGATGGGTTGGTGTCTGCCATAATTCAATCCAATTTTCAACAGATACGGTCTGTCATCCGTTCGTAACTACAGTAGTTACAGAATCGTCCAGCGCTTGTCACGTAGTTTTGCACCGTCTGCAATAGACTGTATGTGCGCAACCAAAGTATCAAGTACCTTAATGGTTTTATAAGAGCTTTCACGTAAGTCGCAATCATTCTCATTTGAGTTAATGATAGCATTTATTTCAGTTTCTTTCAATGCGGCCATTACGCTAACAAAGAATTCGTCTTGCAGTAAATGCGTTGCTCGTTCTATTCTGTCCATTTAAATCCTGTTATGGTTAGCCTGATGTTACATAGCCACCATTAACGGTGCGGACTGCTTGGCCAGAACTGTCTGTCACAGCATTACCCGGAGTCATACCACTGAATCCACTGCTGCCGCTGTTTTGGTTGTAATTCGCGTTCTTCGTAATCTCAATCATTGCCGCAACTGGGTCGTCTGTAGCGTTAGCAATAGCTTCTGCTTGAGACTTAGATACATTGCCACCTGCGGCTGCAACTGCTGCTGCTGCTTGTGACATCGCTTTGTTAGCGGTAGAGTTTGCTACGTCTTGAGAAAAACCGGTTGCCTCGTAGTTTGCAGCATATCCCGATGTTAAACCTAGCATTGTGTCAACTTCAGACATTGTGTAGCCTTGCTTTATAGCAACCTCTAAAGCCTTTTGCTGAACGGTCTTACCCTCAACCGCCGCCGCCGCCACTATTGCATCATTAAATTCAGCTTTTTCAGCAGGCGTAAATTCCTGCACTGACGGTCTTGGTGTGGCAGGGCTTCTAGTAACTGAGTCTGGCGGCGCTGATGTCTCTGAAAACACGTTGGGTAGCGATGGCAAGCCTACAGATGTATCAACGGTTGATCCTAATAATCCGGTTGTGTCGTTTACAACAGGCATTGCCCCAGTGTTCAGATTGTTGGCCACTTCTTGCATCATTGAATCAGGCGGTAAATTGGCTGCAAGTGCCGTAGCCTGTTCCGCAGTCATACCATTTGCTTGAGCAACTATTGCAACAGCCTCGTTTAAGCCCATACCACGCTGACTAGCGATAACTGAATGTATTTGCGTGCTAATGTCAAAACCAAGTTTCCCAGCCGCATTAGCGTTTTGAGGGGCGCCATTGCGAGTGCTAACAAAATCAACTATACCTTTAACAGTTGGGTCATTTGTAGCGGTTAAATCCCCGTATAAGTTCTCAACGCTGCTGTAAGTCCCATCTGGGCCTACCAATGCTTTTGCTGCTTGAATTCCTGTGGTATCAATCCCAAACGCTTTGGCTATAGCCGCCGTATAACGATTTGTTGTCAGGTCTGACACATCTTCACCATACGCCGCTATACCCGTTGCCAAAGCATTAGCTGCGGCTGCGTTGTCCCATCCTTCTTTAGCCCCAAGACCCAGAGACACCAATCCACCTATTCCCGGAATAGCAGCCGCAGCAGTTCTTAAATTGCTTGATGGGTTTATTAATGCATCATACGGATCATAAGCAGAATCATTAGCTTGTTCGCCGGGTTGACCTGTTGAGTTAAATGGTGTGTTAGTTTCCGGTAAAGAATAGTCGATTGACCCGCCATCACTTGTATTTGTAACCGGGGCAATTATAGGTGGCTCTACTACTGGCGCGGCTGGCATATTTGAAAGCGCTGGGTAGTTGTTTATATCAAACACACTCGGAGTAAACGAAAACACAGGAGTCGGTGATGTCGCTGGTGTAAATGCGCCAAAGTCTGTTGGTTGCATAAACCGCCCAGCCCCGTAGCTTTGACCGTTTGCGGTGTAAGTCTCTGGGTTGTACTGAGCTTGCACTGCGTTAATGACATTCTGCAACTGTGGGCCTTGGCCTGCGTTCTGAGTAATATTTATCAAGTCGTTTGCTTGCCCCGGCTGACCCATCTGTTTAGAAACGGGAAAGTACGAGGAATTAAGCAGCCCAGACATCGGCTGTTGAGATTGCAATAGCGAGGTAGGTGCATTTAACTGGCCAGCCTGATTAGGCGTGCTTAACAGATTAGGTGCGTTCGACGTATTCATTGTAGCCATTGCTTTACCCTATTATTTGGCCAGAGGTCTGCAAGCCAGCCATTGCCTTTGCAGTCTTGATTTGCACCTCAGCTTGGAACTCAGCCTCTTTCTGTCTGGTCTTCATCACAAACTCAGCCTCAGCCTGCTTGGTCTGCATAGCAAACTTCTCACGCTCTAATTGCAAATCAGCAGCCGCCTTCTGGCGCTCCAAGTCAATCTGGGCTTCAGCCTTGACCTGTTGCAGTTGGATGTCTGCCTGCATTTTAGCCTGAGCCATCTGCAAATCAGCCTGCATCTTGGCTTGTGCCATTTGCATCGCAGGGTCTTGCTGTGGCTGCTGTGGTGGTGGGTTGCTCAACTGCTGGTCTTGTTCCGCAGTAATTGGCTTGTAGAACTCGTTGGAGTCCTTAAAGCCAGCCGCCTCGACCATGCGACCCAAAGTGTTGCGGTACTGGGCAGGAGACACAAATGGGTTGGCTGGGCCATAAGCCGCCAGCATTTGCTCTTGCTTTGTAGAAATCATGTTTAGAGTGGCCATCTGCTCTTGGCGATTACCACCAGCCCCAATGCCAACGTTGACTGTTACATCGTAGGCGGTAGCCCATGTGCGTGGGTCAATTGGGATATATTCGCCACGCAATCGGATAATCTTTTCTTTGTTCTGGTACTTTGTTACCAGATGCATGATCCCTTTGAACAGGTTTCTTACACCCGTCTCAGCAAATATGCGAGCGATCATTTCAATCTTGCCTGCGCCACTTTGTTGCATAGACGCAATAGCTGCGGCTGTGACGTTTTGCAGCACTGAAGCATCTAAACCTTGGCTTGCATCTGACACGCCCGTTCGTTTAGCTTGTACTTGGTCTAAGTATTCCAGCATGGGGAAAGACTGGGCGGCAACGTTTTGCACAACCAATTGCTGCACTGCGCCTTGCGACTTAGCACGAATAACGCCGCCAGCCGTACTGGTTAGCAGGTCATCTAAGTTAACTTGACCCTCAACAGCCACGACCCTTGCATTGTTGGTTAAGTACAGGTTATCAAGCGTCTGGCGCATGATAGTCGTCTTAATCAGTTGGATGTCCATTGTCCTGTCAGCTAGTGACTGGCCAAAAAACTTGTGCGGGATTGGAATTGGGCAAATTGAGTAGAAAGGGATGTAATCACATTCCTCATCAGACAAAATCTTGTTGTCAGCAAAGAATACTTGTCGTAGCTCTGGTATGCCGTCGTTGTTCTGGTCGGTACGCAGGTAGCACTCAAACACCTCGACCTCTTGCATTGACTCATCCAAGGCGCTGTTTTCGTCTGGGATTTCGCTGTTGTCGTACCGTGTCAACAGTTCAGCTTGATAAATCAAGCCACTGCTTGCGGATAGCGTCTCAACAATGTCTTCATCAAATCCCATTGCGATTAGATCGCCACGCCTGATATTGCGACGGTGAGCCACAAAAGGTGCGTCTTCAATGGTCTTGGCGCGTTTCGATATTAAGAACTCCTCTGGTGGGACGTTCTCAATCGTTACCTTGCCACTCTTTTCTTTGTGCTTGATTGTGACGTTGTGTACACCGTAAACAACCGGCATACCCGTCTCATCAAACACCTGCATGCCCATTTGGTCAAGAACTGGGAATTCCTCAGTGTCTTGTTCAGCAATCTCAATGTCCTTGTCAGACAGCAAGATCGTGATTTCGTCGTCGCTTAGACCTTCGTAGGTTTCTTTGGATACGTCAATCTTGTCTTCCCAGTATGCCTTGACAATGCCGACCTTCTGCAACAGCGCGTCTTTAATCCAGTCATGCAGGATTATTGCGCCGTGGTTTTCTTTCAAGAAGACATAATTGCAGTAGTCTGTGGCTTGCTTGGCTGAAGCCTCATCACGTTGTGCAACTGGATCAAACTGGGTAATCTCATCAGAGCCTGTGAAAATGCGTACTAAGCTGGGCAATGCGCCATCAATAGCTTCAGCCACTTCACCCGTAACTATAGAGGACTTGCCTTCTACCTCATTGCCATAAGGTCGGCGCAGGTAAGAGCGTAAAGCGTCACGCCTAGCCTCAACGGTTTCGGTCTCAAGATACCCAATGGCATCTTGTATTTCGCTGTCAACTATCGCTTTTAGGTCGTTGCTCTGCTTCATTGTTATCCTTTGGTGGTCGCCCACGCTTGGGTTTTACGTCCAATTGTAGTGTATATATGATATTTTCCAAAGCTGCAACCCTAGCAGTCAAAGCGTCCATCGCTATCTTTGGGTTGATTCCCTGCGGCTGTAAATACATTTAGACCACCCACCTTGCTGGTTTGTTAATAGATTCGCCCCAAGTTGAGGCGGTTTCGTCTAGGCCAATAGCAAGATACCGAAAGGCATCAGAGCCATGAGATGACCAGTCATGCAATGGGCGCTCAAAAAATATCTTGCGCTTTTCATCATACGTGCGCCGGTAGTTTCGCAGGCAGTTAAGCCCAATCTGCACGTTTGGCACATTAAACCAGCACCGTGGCAGCAAGCGACGAACGGCTTGGATTCCGTCATCGACTGACATACGAGGCGCAACCCTAATTTCAAGTCCAGCATCTTCAAGTACCTCCAAGCGGCTCTTGCCTGTTCCTAGCTCCCGAACTCTTACATCATGCGGCAATATGTGTTGAGCCTTGTTAAAATCGTTATCCCGCAGCCACTTAATATAAACGTCTAGGCCTACACCGTTGTTTTCGTAGTAGTCAATCAGTCGAATCTCCGAACCAGCGATCTGAGCCACCCAGATTGAAGTCGAATCACCCATCCCCAAGTCCCAAGCAGTGACAGTGCGACATATATCGTCTCTGGGTATGCCTTGGATGTGGTTATCAGCTTCAATTTTATTAAGGATTTGGCCATAATAACTACCTTCAACTGCGGCGTCAAAAGAACACTCGAATTCTTGGCGAAACTTGTTTTCCCCCATCTCTATACGGGCGGCGTGCAATTCTTTTGCGTCAACAACATTAGTCTCAGAGGCCTTGAACTCTAGCAAGCCCCAGTCCTCATCCTTTAAGGCTCTGTCTCTCAACTCGCGAAAGTGGTTGTGTCCCTTGGGTGTTCCAATAAACAGCGTCCATCCCTTGCGGTCGGCCAAGGCTGGTCGAATGATGTCCGTCCAGATAACTGGGTTCTGGTCGCCAATCTCATCCAAAATCACGCCATCAAAGTATTGGCCACGCAATGATTCTGGGTTGTCTGAGCCGTATAGCTGGATACGCCTGCCCCAAAAGTCCACCCTCAACTCAGCAATGTTCACAACAGCGCCTAATGGCTGGACGTACTTAATGAGGTAATCCCAAGCAATCCGCTTGGCTTGGCTGTACGTTGGAGCAATATAAGCGTAGCGTGGCGCTTCACTGGTGTTTAGAACTGCGTCCCGGATCAAGTGGTTGATAGCGCTTACAGTCTTACCGAATCGTCTGTGAGCTACTACTACAGCAAAGCGCTTGGCATCCAGTAAGTCGTGAATCTGTTGCTGGTGTACCCTTGGTGCGTATTTGATCTCAATCACTTCATCCATGTGATCTTCATCTCAATAGGCTCGTTGTTAGTGCCACTGTGTTCTGTTCTGGCCAGTTTAGGTGTAGCAAACTCTGCCAGCTTGGACAGAATATCTAGCGCACCCTTTGGGTCTGGCCTTAACTGATCGCCGTCACCGTAAGCTACTGTTTGCAGCCACACAGAGACGTTTTCAGCGTTACCCTCTAGTAGGTCATTAACTGTGTCTCTAAACGCCTTGGTAGCCTTGTTAACAGCCCCCTTGGGTCTTCCCCTGCCTCTGTTGGTAAGGTTTGCGGAATTTCCGCTTTCTATTTTATTCATGGTTCACTCCCTTGTGGGTTGGTGAGGTTAGTAAGTTATTGTGAGTATCCTAACAGACTTTGCACTTTCTGCTTTGTTTCATCATCTACTGCTAATAGACCGCCAGCCCCTATTCCAGCAAGTAAGTCTGCGTCATTCTTTCTTAGTGGGTCAAATGCAGCGTTTACTGAACGAACGTTTTGCGGCTGAAATGTTACCTGCTCCGTACCAAAATCAGGAGTAGAGCCATATAAATCCCTGTCATTTGTTATTCTTGTACCAGAATAACCCAAGTTTTGCATATCTTTTGTCCCAGCAATTGCATCTTTTGCAGAAGAAAATGGCGGCTGGCCATCAGGCCAGTTCATGTATTTACCTTTTGTTAACAAAGGGTAAATTACTTGGCCAGATTCCGGCTGGTTGTAATCCGCATATCCTGCTGCTATTTCTGGGTCTGTGTCTGTAGTTACTCCTCTGCCATACCAACCTTGGTCGTTTTTACCAAACTTTTTGGGATCAAAGCCGTGTATTTCAACATCTGATCCGTGGTATCTTATTGTGTCAACATCAAACCCCATTGCCTTAGCTCTGTCCATAGGCGTGTTATTGGCAGGTAGTCCAAGACCTCCTTGCTCAACAGGTAAAGCGGCATTGCTCTGGGCAACCTTCAAAGCCTCCGTTTGCGGCGCGGCTGACTTGCCGCTTACCGGGGTTATTTTTGAAGCCTTAATTGCGTCTTCAAAAGGTTTTTGTAAGTAACTTGGCATTGAATACTCTGCCAACGCTTTTTCCACACTTCCAGAATCTTCAAGGGCATCAATTGCCTCTCTGATAAGTTGGTTGGATTGATCTGAACGCATTTGGCCACTTATGGCTTGTTTCATTTCTGAAATATTATATTTATTGCTTAAATCTTGAATAATGGTAACAGGAGCGTTTTTCTCTCCAAGTAGTCTTAAAGCCTCAAGCCGGTGTTGCCCTTCAAGAACGTTACCCAAATCATCTACTAATATTCTGGAAACATACCCGTCTGGGCTAGACATTTTTTGAGCAAGCTCATTAACTCTTTGAGCTTCTTTCGGGTCGTTCATCCTTACGCCACCAATTAAATCCTCTAGTGACATATTTTTGTTAGCACCAACTTTCCCAAAATCAAAGCTGGACTCCATAACTTCATAAACGTCGTCAGTAGACGGCTTAACCGGAATATCTCTTTTTAGTAATCCACCTTCTGGGACTATTCTTGGGGCTAACCCAGCCTTGACCATGTAGTTTTCTATAGCATTGCCGACCATAGGCGCAGCTTTTCTTGCCGCAGCCGTTGCCGCTACGCCACCAACCCTTGCGACCCTTGTTGGGTCAATAGCGCCTGAAACAATCTCAGCACCCATACGCATATCGCGCATTGTTGGGTCGGTTGAGTCTGGTGGTCTAATGCCTAGCTCAGTAGCTTTTCTCTTGATGTAATCAATTCCGCCAACTTGCTCACCTTGAGCCATGCCCATTGATCTAAGCAACCCAGTACCAATCTCTACAGGTGCGCCAAGCAGACTGTATGGCAAGTCGCCCACACCCTGCAACATGGCGTTAAAAGCCTGCTGGTTGGTTAGTTTGCGACGTAAGTCTTCCTCTTTGTCGTCTGAAAACGCATAGGCTTCTGGATCGTCAAAGATTGATGGCATAACTACTTCTTCTTTTTGGGCGGTGCGTGTGTTAGCACCTTACTGGCTTGTGTATGTTTTTCACCAGACATTAAAACACGGCCTTCTTTGTGTGTTTTTCCAGTATGGACTTTGCCGTTGGGCAGGTAGTGTGTTTGACCTTTAGCCATTATTTCTTCTTTGCTTTGACAAAAGGTTTAGCCGTCTTAGCTGCTTTGGCAAAGGCTTGGGCTGAAGGTGCGTTCTTTGAGCCTACCCTGTTCATTTTCTCACCAGAGCCTTCAGCAATGCGTTTTTGCTTGGCGTTGATGTTGGAGTAAAGTCCGGCTTTCATTTCTTGTTTGTCCTTGCACGCTGATTGCGCGTAGGAAGCTCACGAGGAATTGGCTTACCCTTAGGCGCAGGTTTAGCTGGCTTTGCCATTTTTGGCATCATTTGGTTTGTCGTTCCCATAATAACTCCATGTAGTTACAGGTATTTTACCAAAAAAAGGGCTACCGCGATAGTAGCCCAAAGCGTCGATCAAAACGCAGGAGAGGACTTCAGTCTAACCGTTCTTTTGTTAACCGTCTAGTCTCTGCGTTGTAGTGCCTTGCTATTTCAATTAAACCTTCATGCGTGTACTTACGCAAAACGTTGTCATTCTCAAGCAATTCAAGTTCTTTTTCACCCAGCCTGCTTAAAAGGCGTTTGCGGTACTCAAGCGAATTACCTGCCAAAAAAATATTGCAATGTTTGCATTGCCCATAGCAGTTCCATTCCACAAAACGCATATGTGGCGCACTGCCTACGCTCCGAAAATGACCAGCGTCAGTGGTGTTGGGCGCTGGGTCAAACGGCTTATCACAGCTTATGCAAGGCTTGCCTACATCCCTAGCCCTGATGAATGCGTTAAAAGCAGTCTGAGCTTTCTTAGTCAATTGAGGCTTAGTTTGTAAAGCGTCCAGCTTTACCTTGGTTTCTTTTTTGTCAGCCCTCACAGCCTTAGCCGCCATCTTTTTTGATATGTCCATTGCGCACAGGTAGCTGCACACTACCTGCATTGGCCGGTCTGCTGTAAAGACCTCGCGGCATCCTTTGCACCTTTTAGTCATGTAGCGTTACCCCGTTTTGCGCTGCCCAAGCTATAAGCCATTCGGTAAATTCCGATGCTTGTGCTTTGGTAAATTTTCGTGTTTGCAATCCCAATTGGACAATGCCATCGCCCGTCAAATTCGGAATGACCTTTCCGCTTTCCTGCCCAATCTCTCTGGTGTAGGTATCAACCAGCAGCCGCTTCCAAGATTCAGAGTCCCAAGACGATCCTAAATGTTTGGCTTGTTTTGCAATTTGGTCAATGATTGAATGATACATTGCGTTTTGCTCTTGCGACCGCGTTTCTTTGTCAACCTGAACAACCAAGGCAACACCGCTGTCTAGCGCTTCCTTCATCTTGTCCCACAGTTGTCGCATCTGCGACACACCTTGGTTGCTATTGCGTAATGTTATTTTCATATTCTGTCAATCTCACTTTTGTCATGCAACTGCGTACTCTTTCCATCTCAGCAGCACCTTTTGTTTTTACAATCTGAAGGAACACGCCTTGCATCCACTCCTTTTGTATGTCTTTGTGTTTTGAGTGATACATCTGCACAAGCTGCCTTGCATCGGCCATGTCGTTTATATGGCGTTGCTCCACAGCAATGCGCTCGTAGTTAGCGCGTTGCTCACTCGTAAATTTCGGCCAAGTCGCCCGTTGCTTTAAGGGCTTGCCGAATAATGTAAGTGCTGTACTCAAGTGAACCATCCTTTACTTGATTAAGAATCTTGCGTGCAATGTCGATACTCATGCTTACCACCCAGTAAATGCAAAGCCGTACAGCACGCCAGCAACAAAACTGACCACGCCAACCATGCAGGCGAACGCAGTCACAAAGTAAAAATCAATGCTGGACGGTTGATTTAAGTACTTCAAAACCAAGTTGCCAAACTTGTAAATGCCGCTTTTGTGTGTCATTAGATTAGTTCTCCAGAGTGTTAGTTGAATCATTTGTCTACCCTCGCAATTTCAGTCTTGATCTTGTAAGCCCGTCTACGGTCGCGCAATGTGCGCCTTGGCTTGGGCTTGTCCATCAAGTTTCCAGCGGCATAAATCGGGGTATTGAATCGACCAATGGTGTCAGCTTTCCAGCCGCAAATGTATATAAGCCTAAACTCATGGATGGTTCTTACCCACTTATACGCAGTGCGTATGCTGATTTCAAGCTCGTAAGCAAGGTCGTGCGAGGTCATTTCGCGCTCTGAAAAAGTAAACAGTGACCACGTTTTGCACAAAAGTTGCTCATTGACTGACATTGCTTTACGCATCTTGAATTACCTTTGCCCGTTTTGCTTTTAGTGTGCTAAAGACCAGTTTGATTGCAGTTTCCAGCGACCCAATGGTTGCCACCTCTAGTTGGGCAGCGTGAACATCAAAACCAGCTTGAATCAACTCAAACTCGTCGTTTTGGCAAATGAACTTACCTTCTAACGTCAAAGACCTCACACAAACGTCCTGAAGGGCACTCAGAGCGTTTAAAACATCTTGCCGGTACTCACGCCCTACATTCATCATGCAATACGCCTCGCAGACGTTTAAAGCCTCAATGACAACATCAGCCTCCAGCTTTGTTGCAGTACCTTTGCCTAAGCTGTCTAGCGCACTCATGTTCTTCAGGTTCAGTGTTGTGTAAAAAGATGTCCTGCTGGCAATGGGTTCAATGCTTTCAGAAACATATGCCATAGTGTCCAAACGCACAGGCTTAGGTGTATATCTAGACCGCTTACGCATTTTTGACTCCTAATATGTCTTTCATCATTTCCCTAATATGCGCTGGTGGAGGTGAGCCTGTCTTGTGGTCTTCTTCAACTTTCCTAAGCGCCGCGTCTTGGCTAAACGGCACAGTGCTGCGAACAACGTCGGAGGCTTGTTGGGCAAACGATGTTTTTGCAGCAGTTTGCTTGCGAACCCAGTTGCGCCATGTTGCATCCCAGTTGAGTTTGACACCGCCGCTGCCACTGACTGATGACCAGTAATCCTTGAATTCCTCAAACACCTTGCGTAAATCAAGGTCTGGTCGTTCGGCTTTTGACCATGCAACCAATTCAGGATTAGGCTTCCAGTCTGCTGGCAACCGCGTACCACGCGTTGCTGTTCTTTTCTTCTTTACCTCTGTCTCTGTCTCTGTCTCTGTCTCTGTCTCTGGTATAGCATCTTGATAGCGGTCTGCTAGCACGTTGCTATCGTCAATAAAAAAACCTTTATCAATCAAAGACTTGAGTCCAGTCTTAATGTCAGACTCA